CCTGTTCCAGAAGAAGACGACTCTTTTGACCGTGCCGAAAATGCAACACAGAAGCGCATTGACCGACTTACTAAAAAGATGCGTGAGGCAGAGCGCCGTGAAAGCGAGGCTTTAAACTTTGCAAAGCAGGTTCAAGGTGAATCTCAACAACTTAAAAGCCGCATGGCTAACTTGGATACGAGTTACGTTAACGAGTATACAAACCGAGTTAACACTCAATTAACCCAAGCGGAGCAAGAGTATGCTCGTGCTATGGAGATGGGTGACAGCCAAGCAGCCGTTGAGGCAAACCGTAAGCTAACGTCTCTTTCGATTGAAAATGACCGTGCTTCTCAGGCAAAGATGCAACAAGAACGTGCAAACGCTCAACGTGCGCAACAGCAGCCGCAACAACAGCAGCAGCCACAACAGCAGGAAATGCGCCGTCCAGATCGTAAAGCCGAGTCTTGGGCAGAGAAAAACGAATGGTTTGGTCAAGACGATGCTATGACCTACGCCGCGTTTGGCATCCATAAAACCCTTGTAGAGGAAGAAGGGTTTGACCCGAAGAGCGATGACTACTATAATGAACTAGACAGTCGCATTAGCAGTAAGTTTAATACGACCTCAAACAACACTAGCAGACGTGCCGTCCAGACGGTTGCTGGGGTTTCAAGACAAACATCTGGGCGCAGCAGTGGGAAAAAGGTTCGACTCACTCCGAGCCAAGTCGCTATCGCGAAAAAATTGGGTGTGCCGCTAACTGAATACGCAAAATACGTGAAGGATTAGAACTATGTCAGAGAACAAAATTGATCGAACGCCTCACGCAAACAAAACTAGGGAGAAGACGGCTGCGCGTAAGCCGTGGGCTCCCCCGTCTATGCTAGATGCACCGCCTGCACCGGATGGTTATAAACATCGTTGGATTCGCGCCGAAACGCGTGGGTTTGATGATCGGAAAAACATCAGCGCTAAAATGCGCGAAGGTTGGGAACTTGTCCGTCAGGATGAATACCCCGACTTTGAATCCCCGGTAGTCGAAACAGGTAAATATGAAGGTGTCTTTGGAGTTGGCGGTTTAATGCTTGCTCGTATCCCTGTTGAAACAATCGCTGAACGGACGGCCTATTTTGCCAAGCGCAATACAGACCAGATGGAAGCGGTGGATTCTGACATGATGCGGGAGAACGCACACTCAACTATGACGATCAGTAACCCTGACCGTCAATCTCGCGTAACCTTTGGCGGCTCTGGAAAATAGGCCGTCTTTTTACATATGGAGCTAAGATATGGCTAATACACTAACAGGTGGCTATGGTCTTCGTCCTATTAGTAAAGTTGGTGGAAACGTTAACTCAACTGGTATTACTCAGTATGAGATAAAAAGTGACTACTCAACTGCCATTTTTAACGGTGGTATTGTTATTCCGGTAAACACTGGAACAATAATATTGACCGATCAAGCGGTTGCTCCGCTTGGTGTAATGGCTGGAGTCGAATACGTAGACTCTACTACTAAGAAGCGAACCTTCCTAAACTACTGGCCCGGTTCTAACAGCGTCAGCGTTGACACAAATTTCCCGATACTGGCGTCTATATATGACGATCCGTTTCAGCTATTTGTGGTAGCCGCGGACGGAACAAATACAAGCAGAGCGACAGCCCAGCTTGATGTGTTCATCAACTGTAATATGGCGGCAGTAGGCGGTGGCAGCACTAATACCGGAATGTCTTCTGACATGCTGGACATTAGTACGGCAGCAACAACTAACACGTTGGATGTTCGGATTGTAGGTCTTTATAATGATCCTTCAAACGAAGATTATGCTGCTTTAGGTCATCAATATATTGTTCGTCTAAACGGTCACTTCAACAACGGTAATACTATCGCTGTTGGTACTTACGCAACAACTGGCATTTAAGGAAGGGATATAGAATATGGCTATTTCTCGCGCACAACTAGCGGCAGAGCTAGAACCCGGCCTAAATGCTTTATTTGGGCTTGAATACGATCGTTACGAGAACGAACATGGCGAAATCTTCGATGAAGAAAGCTCAGACCGAGCTTTTGAGGAGGAAGTTATGCTCGGTGGTTTTGCAGCAGCACCACTTAAAGGAGAAGGCACTGCCATCTCGTTTGATGATGCTCGTGAAACATACACTGCTCGTTACACTCACGAAACTATCGCACTTGCGTTTTCAATTACCGAAGAAGCTATTGAGGACAATCTCTATGATCGTCTTGCTTCCCGTTATACGAAAGCACTTGCTCGTTCGATGGCTCAAACAAAGCAGATTAAAGCTGCTGCGATCTTGAACAACGCGTTCTCTGCTACGGGCGGCAACGCTCTTGGTGATGGCGCAGCACTTTGTTCAGCTTCGCATCCGTCTTTGTCCGGCAACCAGACCAACCTTCTCGCCACTGCGGCAGACCTCAACGAAACCTCCTTGGAGCAGATGTTGATTGATGTTGCAGGATTTACTGATGAGCGCGGTCTTAAAATTGCAGTTCGTGGAACGAAACTTATCATTCCAAAAGAATTGCAGTTTATTGCAGAGCGGGTTTTAAACTCCAATCTGCGTAGCGGTACTTCAGACAATGACAACAACGCAATGAAGAACATGGGCATGTTGCCAGAAGGTGCGGTGGTTAACCACTTCCTGACTGACACAGATGCTTTCTTCATTAAGACTGATGCTCCAAACGGCTTTAAGTTCTTTAACCGTTCAGCAATTAAAACTGCCATGGAAGGCGATTTTGATACTGGTAATATGCGGTTTAAGGCTCGTGAGCGTTACTCCTTTGGCGTAAGCGACTGGCGTTCCGTATTTGGAACTCCCGGCGCAGCGTAAAGCACGTCATATTGGCAAAAGGAGGGGCAGCTTAGGTTGCCCCTTTCTTTTTGTCCAACGCTAATGTAACATGTGATTATCCCTGACAGTCGTATTTTGCGGCTGACTTAACCCTGACAGGAGATTCTCATGGGTAATTCTACATTTAGCGGACCAGTGCGTTCAGAAGGCGGCTTTCAGGTTGTTTCTAGAAATGCAACAACTGGTGCTTTTACAACTGTAGCGAACACGGCTTCAACAGGCATTGTAACAAACAAATTCGTAAAGCACGTTGGCTTTGCATCTGGAGTTACAGTAAACACAACCGCAGGCGACAGCCCCACGATTGGTGAGTTTACACAACCCGCCGATACAATCATCACTAACATTAAGATTTTTTGTGACGTTGCTCCAGTTATTGGAAGTGGTGACATTGGATACGAAGTTGGTACATCGTCTTCTGGCTCACAAATTGTTGCGACTCAGGCAGACGAAATCTTGGATGCTGGTACAACCGTTGTTGTACACAACGTAACGGTGACTGCATTAGTTCTTCAGACGCAAGATGGCACGACAGCCCCAGCCTCTGTTCAGTATACAGACGCTGAAAGAACTATCTTCTGCAACATCACTAATACCGTTAATGCGACAACAGCAGGATCGTTCACATTTATCATTGAGTACGTTCAGATTGCGTGATTATTAATTTGGTGGGGTTAACGCCCCACCTTTTATTATAGGAGATTAATATGGCAGGATCAGACGTAACCCCAGTCATCGTCAGCGATGAGGTGGCGGCAGACCCAAACGGTGTTTCAACGATAGCCGCCGTTGGTAACAACGCCGCATTAACAATTAACGGGGCATTGGCTTCTGGCGGTAGCGTTACAAACGCTTCAGGCAGACAGGTAACAATCTTGTCCGCAGGCGACGATGACGGTATTTCGTTTACCATAGTAGGGACTGATGTAAACGGCGCTTCTCTTACTGAAAGCCTTACAGGGGCCGACGATGGAACCGCAACTAGCGCTGGATATTTTAAAACAATTACAAGCATAACCGCAGTTGGGGACCCCGCTGGCAACGTAACCGCAGGTATTAATGCTAATGCGGCAGACGTAATCTTCGCGGGACGCACTCGTTTGCAAGGGTTTTCTTTTTATTCTGGCGGGACCGCTGGAAAAGCTAACTTACGGAACGGTGGTGTTACGGGCACAGAACTAATTCAGTTTCGCTCTATTGGGACGGACAACGCTTCTGACGACCCGTTTATGCCTGATGAGGGCGTACTGTTTAAAGACGGTTGCTTTGTTACATTCGTTATCGGGCAGTTTGATCTTATGATGTTCTACCACGCGTAGGAGTTTTTCTTGAGCAAAGATAAGCCGATAAAAAGAAACAAGACTAATTACCGTCCCACTAAATCTGGGGCGGGAATGACTAAGAAGGGCGTTGAGGCTCACCGAAAAAAGAACCCCGGATCTAAACTGAAGACTGCGGTTACTGGTAAGGTTAAGGCAGGAAGTAAAGATGCCAAGCGCCGCAAGTCTTATTGCGCCCGTTCTTTGGGCCAGATGAAAAAGTTTCCAGAGGCTGCAAAAGATCCTAACAGTCGTTTGCGCCAAGCTCGTAAAAGATGGAAGTGTTAATATGACAATAAGCCGTGGTCAAATGAACAAACAAATCACTACTTCTCCTCGCAAAAAAGTCGCTATGCCCAGAGGCTTGAGTTATTTTAGAAACGGTGGAGAAGCTTCAAAAAAGTCTAAGGGCAGTAAAATATGTCCTTCTGGAAAAGCGTGGGCCAAGAGAACTTTTGATACATACCCTTCTGCGTATGCAAACATGGCGGCGTCTAAATATTGTAAAGACCCAAATTATGCTAAGAAAAGTAAAAGAAAGGGAGGCTAATGTTAAGTAAACGTAACAATACAAAAGTTAAGAAGGTTGTGAAGGGGTTGAAAAAAGCTTCAAAGCTTCATGCTGGACAAGCAAAAACCCTAAAAACAATGCTGCGTTCTCCTAGAAAGAAAAGTTAAATGGGCGAGCTAAAGAAATGGCGCGAACAGAACTGGGTTCGAATAGGCTCTGACGGGTCTATTAAGGGACCTTGCGGCACTTCTAAAGACAAGAAAAACCCTGACCGATGTTTACCTAAAAGCAAAGCTATGTCTCTTTCTAAAGAAGAGCGACGCGCAACTGCTGCAAAGAAGAAACGTGCAGGCTCAAAAGGCCAACAGGTTGTAAAAAACACAAAGGCTGCTACCGTTACAAGTATGTCTAGAGGGGGTGATCCTTCTGCAACAAGAGCAAAAAGACCTTTTAATGGTAAGAAAATTCCCGGAACTGTGGTAGCTAGAGGTTGTGGAAAAGTATTAACCAGTAAACGCAAACGAACAAAAGGATCTGTTTCATGAAAAAGATGAAGAAAAAAGGCTACGCTAAAGGCGGAGCGATGATGAAGAAAAAAGGCTACGCTAAAGGTGGGGTGGCAAAGAAGAAGCCTGTTGTGGCAAAGAAAGCCGCTGGTGGCGTTATGAAGAAAAAAGCTGGCGGCGCGATGATGAAGAAAAAAGGCTTTGCTAAAGGCGGCGCGATGATGAAGAAAAAAGGCTTTGCTAAAGGCGGCGTAGTTAAAAGAAAGAAAAAGTAAATAAATGCCTTTTTTACAAAGTAATATACCGCACTTTAAGTGTTGGGTTCGTCGTGAATTTACGGTCAATCATGAGCGTTATCACGGCGAGTTCCTTCACGCTATGGTCATTGCCGTAACAACAATGCCCAACCGTTGTTTAAGCTTTCAAGTAATCTTTACGGGTTGCGAAGCTGATGAGGACGGCGATGCTAATGTTCACGGTGGTGCAATGTGGGCTCGTATGCCTATAACGGCCTTGGTTGCAGATGAGTCTTTCGAAGAGTGGCCCAAGCCTATGGCGGTACACGAGACTCAACCTTGGGATTGTCCTTCACATACACATGCGGTGTATACTTTAGAAAGAGCTACTCCTTGCCCTTGGATGGCGAAGATAGACGGAAAATTCTTTCCAGCAAAGTATATGTTTACGGTTGATTATACCGACACCGACGTTGCAGATGACCCCGCTCAACACAAACAGGCTCATGTAATGCAGTTACTAGACGCGGGCGAGTGGACGGGTAATATTGTTGCGTTACCTAACAATCGTGTGCGAGTAACTCACCCTGCGTGGTTTGAAACCGGGGAAGGCGCTCCAGACTTCAAACCTTCTCAGCATGTACATTATTCTAAATCTGATTTAGACTATACATTAGATGTAACTCAAATATTCGACAATATTTACAGCGAGGAATGAGATGGCAGTTTCTAATAGCGTAGATTTTGAACTTGATGTAGCTGAATATATTGAAGAAGCGTTTGAGCGTTGTGGCTTAGAGGTGCGAACTGGTTACGACCTTAAATCGGCCAAACGATCTTTAAACCTTATGTTAGCAGAATGGGCCAACCGCGGTTTAAACCAGTGGACTATTTCACAGCGTACACTTGCCTTGGTTGAAGGCACTGGGGTTTATGCTTTGGGCGCGGATGTTATTGATATTCTTTCTATGGTGGTTCAACGTGACGGTACGGACTTTTCGTTATCTAGGTTAAGCCGTGACGACTATCTTAGTATTCCAAATAAAACTACTGAGAGCCGTCCAAACCAGTTCTTTTTAGATCGTCAGGTTACTCCAAGTCTAAAGGTTTGGCCCGTTCCAGAAAACAGTACAGACGTTATTTATTATAACGCTCTTACGCGGATGGATGATGCGGACACCTTTATAAACACTGTGGATATGCCCTTTAGGTTTTACCCGTGCTTGGCTGCGGGATTGGCTTATTATATTGCTGTAAAGCGGGCCCCTCAAAGGGTTCAACTTTTAAAGGCTATGTACGAAGAAGAGTTTGAACGCGCTATGACTGAGGATCGTGACCGGGCATCGTTTAACGTTGTTCCAAAATACGATTATTACAGGGTGGGTTGATGAGCAAATTTGCAACAGGTAGAAACTCTTACGCAATCTCTGACCGATCCGGGTTCCGGTATCGGTATAGAGACATGCGCAAAGAGTGGAACGGTCTGCTTGTTGGTCGGGATGAGTTTGAGTCTAAACAGCCTCAACTAGGTCCGTTTCGTAAAGTGTCGGATCCCGAGTCCCTCAAAGATGCGCGTCCGGATAGAAAAGAGACCTTAGAAGTTTACGTTGGTATTCCTTTAGTAGAAGAACCGCAGCCCAGACCCACACGGGCTTTTGGTTTTGTAGGAGTTGTTACGGTAGAAATACCTGATGCAAGTCCAATAGCGGTTTTAAGAGGGTTTTTCGCGACGGCTTCTGTTGGCTCTGTTACGACACTAGATACC